TTTCGTAAAGCCATCTCTTGTTTGTTGGATGCATCTATCTGTGCGATAGGTAGTGCTGCTTCCATACCTGCCTGTACAATAGCCATACCTGCCATACTAGAAGCTGACAGTCCACGTGCAGCCATTGCTGCTGATGCATTACGCATAGCCCCTGCAGCCCATGAGGGTGGATCACCACCTTGGAAGTCTTGCATCAAATCGTCTAGCTCAGTCTTTACAGAGGCAGCTTGGTTCTTTGCTATAGTAGCATCTACTCTTCCTTGATCTACAGTAGAGCCAGATACTAGTTGATCTGGTGATACAGTCATATCAGCAGGAGCTTGTACTGTTTGTGGCGCTCCTATCTGTGCAGCCTGTAGTCCTAGTGCTGCTGCTGTAAATGGGTTCATTTGTGCAGGATCTACAATAGAGTCAGGACTAACCTGTCCTTGTGCTGCTAAATAGTTTTGTAAGGCTGCCTGTAAAGCTTGCTGTGATTGATACGCTTGATACTCTGCTGGTGACATAGCAGCAATCTCTTCTGCTGTTGCAGCTTGTGGGGCTGTTGCAACCCCTGCCTGTGCTGCTGCACCTGCTTGTCCTGTACCTTGTGGTACAAGTGCTGCTGGTCCACCGTCTGCTGCTACAACTCCTGCTCTAGTTACCATAGCATTAGGATCTTCACCTATCTGTTTTGATAGTAGTGAACCACTTGGCATTTGTGCGCCAGTTGGTCCTGTGTATTGACCACCTAGTGTAACTGAACCGTCTGGATTTGTAGTACTACCTTGAGCAGGTGGTATTGTGGTATAATTAGTAACACCTGCTTGCTGTGCCGCAACAGGATTAGGATACATCGTACCATCTGGTCCATATACAACTGGTCCTGCTGGTTGTGCAACTACAGGAGAGGCTTGCTGTCGTGATCCACCACCGCCTCTTTGTGAGCCTATGCTTCGGCTGAAGTCACGGATAGCTTGTTGATGTGCCTCCGCTGTTTTAAATACTTGTGGTTGTGCATTGAACCTTTGAATAGCATTACGTGATGTATCTGCTTGTGCTGCACTATAAGGGCTTCTCTTACCATGTGCTTCTCTAGATACCTGTGCAGGAGTTTTCCTACTTATTGTTTTATTACCTATAGTAAATGTTCCTTTGTCTGCACTAACAGGCTTACCCTCAACCATCTGCCTAGCTGCCATAGTGTACTTACCCATCTTGGCTGCTGCTGCAGGACTAGCTGCTAGGAAAGCATTGATAGACTTTTGATCACTAGGTCCATTATAGCCCAACGCTGGGAGTATCTTGTTTGTCATTGTCTCAGGCTTGAAACCCATGAATTTTTTAGCCATATCTTATTTCCCTATTTGCATCCACAATGATGCGGCAATGAATGTTATTACTGCTACTGTTGACATCTTTACAATGGTTGACCATACACCTCTTCGTGTATCACGCCACATTTCTAGTAAGTTACGCATCTCAACTATATCTTTACGAGCCTCGTCATCATGTAATCCTACCTCACGCAATGCTGCTATAGCACCACGCTTGGCTGCACGATCTAGCATATCTTCTAGTTCTTCTGGTGTGATGCTAGACATAGCCCGACATATCCTCGTTAGTTACACTTTTCTGTGTATTATCTTGAGAGTCATAATAAGATGTTACGTCTGCCCAATTAGCATAAAACTTTCTCATATCGGCTACTTTTGTAGCAACATCTTTTTCTTTTACTTCTGTAAAGTTATCACCGCCTTGAATTGCATACACATTATATATAGTATCAGAGTCACTTAATGCTTTTATTTGTGAGTCATTCAAAGGTTCACCTGTCTCCCAACCAATTACATCTCCAGTAGATAGGTGTATTGTTTTAGGATTTATCATAGGCTTTACAACACACCAAGTTGTAGGCTTATTCTCTAATGTATCTTTCATATTTCTAACTGCAGCTTCAACGTCCGTTACAGTTTTGTATGGTATTGTTGCGTAAAAGTATCTACTCATTATGTTGATCCGTAAATTGTACCACTATTGCTTACTGTTCTTGATGTTCCTTGAATAGCTGCTCCTCCTGCTGCACCTATATTATATGGGTAAGATGGTCCACTACCATTACCACCAGCAGCACCCCAGCCACCGCCTCCTCCAGCGCAGTGACTAATACTACCTTGGCCGGGACTACCATGAGAATAACCTGCATTACCTCCTGATCCACCTGAACCAGCCGTATTATTTGATAGAAAAACACCGCCTGTACCCGGAAGTATACGTCCACCACCGCCACCTGGATAGGCGTATGCACCACCGCCACCACCGCCAGCGCCTCCACCATTATAAATTACGATACCAGAGGGGTATGATCCGTGACCACCAGTGCCATTAAGAACACCTCCTGGACTGTGTAAGGATATACTGTAGCCTTTGCCGCCTTTTCCACCACCAGCGCCACCGCCGCCGCCGCCGTTTTGGTCTTGAGGATCTCCTCCATCCTGACCGTTGGCACCACCGCCACCACCACCTGCAATGTAAGCACCAGAACTATTAGTTATAGTAACTCCAGAGGCTGTTACGTTAATAGCTGGTCCACCAGTTTCACGACCTGATCCTGGATAGTAACCACCCCAGCCCCCTTTACCAATAATTTTACCATCATTTACAACAGTACATGCTATATCTATAGTTAGTGCAGCCTTAGTTCTGTCATCTGACCACACCCACATATTTGAAGGTATTCGTAGTGTTTCACCAGATGATATATAACTTGACACTGTAATTTCTTTTAGTTGTACTTGTCCGTTGATCTGACTACCGCCAGTAGGTAAGCTTGTCTCAGAAGACTGACCATAGTACTGCTGTATACTTTGACCTGCTCCAGATCCTACATCTATCAATGCACGAATATCAGCATCATTCAAGGAACAAGTAGTACCACTAGTACCACCTACCTCTACATGTAAATCATCTAGACTTATAGCGCCACTATTTTGTAGGCCCATTACTCACACTCACACTTTTTACACTTACACTGATCTAGTTCTGCTTTTAATTCTTTTACAGCTTCTATTAGTACACCTACTAGGTTACCATAAGCTACAGATAAATACTGACCTTCTTCTACAACCTCTGGCATAACTTGCTGCATCTCTTGAGCTATAACACCTGTACCACGCTGACCGTCATTTAGTTCACTCTTGTAGTTGTAAGTTACGCCACGCATCTGCAATACTTTGTCTAGCGCACCTTGAATAGTTTCAACGTTTTCTTTTAATCGTTCATCTGAGAAAGCTGTAACGTTACCTGTTGCAGTAAAGTTACCTGATAGGTTGTTACCATTATTAGATAAGTTACCTAGTCCTACCTCTGCAGGAGTATCAACAGTACAAGTGATAACACCAGTACCACTGTTGTAAGATATACCAGTACCTGCAGATAATGCTGCTCTTGCGCCAGTACTTACACCACTTCCTGTTAGGTTACCTGCTACACTCAGGTTACCTGCTATTGCAGCGTTTTCATCTACAGTAAGTCCATCTGTTTTTACTGTGCCATCAAAGAAAGCATCTTTATATTGTAGTGCTGTTGTACCTAGATCTATAGTGTTAGTTGCTTTAGGTCTAAGCACAGAGGCTGTAGCTACTACATCTTGAGATGGTCCTATCTTTTCAATAGCAGCACCTTCTGCTGCAGTACCATCATGGGTGTGACCAGTACTAGCATTGAATGCTGACTGTATTTGATTGTACTCATCATTAAAATCGTCAGCGTCAATAACACTTCCTGTGGTAATATTAGCTGATGCCTGTCTTGTATAACCTGCCATTGTTACTGCCTATCATGTTGTCTGTACTCAAGCACTGCTGTGTCAAGAGTAAAGGTTGGGTTTGTTGAGTTATCTGTGATCCTCATTGCTATTGTTTTAAATGAACCTACTAAATTTTGTTTGTATATCTGATCTAGTACACCACCATAAGTAACACCAGATCCTCCATATACTGAAGTAGATGCACCAAATAAACTTATACCACCACCTGCTGCTGCTGAAGATACTGTTATAGTTGGAGGTTGTATAACACTTGGGTCATTACCTGCATCAAAATCTATCTTAAAATTAACACTCACATTCATTGTTCCTGTAGGCTGTGCATACAGAGTTAGTTTATACATAGTCTTACGTATCTGTGGGTCTGTAATAGGCATAAACGGAGATTCATATATCGACTCTATAGGACCACCATCAAAAGAGTTACCTGAATCCATCCTGTAACAGAAGCCATCATCGTTGCCAAACATAATACTTTCTTGTGCGCCTGAGTATGTACTATCTGCTACGTTTACTTTTAGTCCTTTAGTTCTAGACCAAGCTATACCGCTACCACCTTGGGCTACAAATTTAGTTGCTATCAAACCTGATGCACTACCTGCCTGTACTGTGGGTATATATGCAAATAATCTATATTGAGATTTACCCCTAACTAACACAGAACAAAATACATCTGTCTGCGAAATAAACTCATTAGCATCCTTATAAATTGGATCAGATGCAATGTCAAGAGCAAGGTCACCAATACGATCAGTAGCACTAAGTAAACGTATACCATCAGGAGATAGATACGCTACGTCACCACCAAATTCTTGTATACTGTCTGGGTTAATACATCCTATTTTATCTGTTATAGGTTCTAGTTTGAAGTCGGATGAAGTGCTACCTACAAGCTTCTTAATAGTATCTGTAGTAAAGATGATAAGCTGTTCACGAAAGCCTATCATACCTGTAACATCAAATCCAACATTTATTGTACCAGCGCCATTTCCTGTAGCAAAATCATCTACTGTGTTGGGTGCTGTGAAGAATATCTTACTGCCCTTGGAGTAGAAAGCATGGTTTTTAAATACTGCTACATTCTCTGCGCCTTGTACATCTGAACTGTTTGAAGATGATAAAGACGCTATAGTACTTCCACTGGCATTAAATATAACTGGGTAACTTTTACTATCAACAAATATTGTTTTGTCTTCTTGTGTAAAGTTAAAGGATGCGTATCTAGCCTTTAGAGTATTTGTAGAGGAGCTTGTGCCTATGTGTGACCAAGTAGTTCCTGTTCCATGAAAGTATAGTGTTTTATTAACCTGAGTAGAATGAAACGTACCAAAGGTAAGAACAGTATTGTCTGATATTGATTGTGCTGAGTCAAGTACAATGCTGTTTTGATTTGTTAGTGATGCTACTTTTACAACAGCAGATATGCCTGTGCCTGTAACAAACATACCAGCCTTTATGTTAGTAATAAAACTAAGTACAACATCATCTGCTAGAGATACAGCAGTATCTAGTATAATGCTATTTTGACTTGTTACTGTCTTTACTGTTACTTCACCAGAGATACCAGCGCCTGTTACTATCATGCCTTTAGTAATAGTTCCAGTAAAGCTTACACCAGTACCAGCAACACTAACACCTGTGACTGGCCCCTCTGCTAAACCTGTACCTGCTATAGTGGCTCCTGTTATACCACCTGATCCATCTACTGTAGTTATTGTTATGGTTGCATCATTAGCTGTAGTAGCACCATTTAATTGTGTACCAACTACTTTAATTGTTTCACTAGCTGCATAGCCCGAACCTGCTGCAGTAATCGCTACAGTGTATGTAGTACCTGTTTTAATTACATTGAATGTAGCACTACTACCAGAACCACTATAAGCAGATTGCGTTGGGTTTGTATATGTGACAGCACTAGAGCCAACAGAGGTAACTGTAATTGTTGCATTGTTTGCTGCAGTAGCGCCACCTAAGTTTGCACCAAGCACCGTTACTGTTTCGTTAACCTTGAAGCCTGTACCTGCTGCATTTATTGCTGCTGTATATGTACCATTTGTATTTGTTACATTAAACGTAGCACTTGCACCAGCTAAAGAAGTAGCCCCTGTTACTGCTGTAAAAAGACGTGCTTTATCTAGGGCAACTGTAGTTTTATTAGTGATAGCACCGTTTACTACAGATGTAGCTGTGTTGTTATCTAACGATACTGCTGTAGCACTAGATACTGCTCCATTTACTGTAGAGGTAGCTGTTTGATATTCCGTTACAGTAGCGGTATCCATCTTCCTAGCTGTTACAACTCTACCAGAGGATACAACTTTCATAGCTAAGACTTCACCACCACCGGGAACTTTTGTTTCACTAAACTTACTGTAGCCTTTTAGTTTACTGTAGCCACCTTCTCTGTCAGACTCAAAGTTCTGTAAGATAGTAGCAGAGCCTACAGCGTTAGTACCCTGTTGTAGTGGAGTAAGGTTGGATATCAAGCCACCTTTGAACTCCATAGGAAATGTAGTCCATTGTGTTGCCATTAGAAGCTAACTCTTCTGTCTCTTAGGTATGGTGTTCTATTTATATTTATTACACGTAAATCTTTTATCTGCTTCTCAAACTTTTGTAAGGCTACATCTGCAGCTTGGGTATCACCTCTAAACTGGAATGCGTAGTACATTGCACCATCTACTATGGCAAATCTGTACTGCTGTGGTAGAGATGGTACGTCTAAAGGGTTCTCTAAATCATAACCCATTGAGTAGTATTCATAAACTATAGTGTATGCCTTGTCAGGCACAGGGTGGCATATTAGCTCCCTACTAGGTGTACGTACAATAAACTCAGGCACACCACGTATATTTGCATCTGTATTAAACTCATCATCAGCGTACTTCTCCAACCATTCCTCATAGACTAGTGACTTTAGTTTTACTGTTCCTGTGTTAAGACTGTTGTCTCTCTTTATACGGAACGAGTTCATGTTAATTGTTTTAGCATCTACAGGATAGTAGTACTTCATAGCACCTGCAGCTAGTACAAGATCAGACTGTACATGGTTCCAAGGCCACTCAAACTCTTCTTGATTGATATGTCTTACTGCAGAGTTGATAGCATCTTTAGCTATACTGTAGTAGCCAGTAGCTGCTGCAAAGTTTGTTTCGGTTAGTGCTACCTCATTTAATCTATGGTTAACATCATTTACTAAACCAAGAAAGTCGTATGCCATTTATCTATTCCTAATTGGTAATATTACAGAACGCTCATATGTAAGACCTTGAGTAGTGTTTATACGAACAGTAATATTATATCGTAAATTATCTGTACCACCAGCAAAACGTGCAGTAGCCACGTTACCTGCAACAGTACCTGCTATAAACTGTAAGTTATTTACAATTTGAGCAGTTGATACTTGGGTTTTTGTTCCATCTGCAGCATCCACAAAGAATACTGCTGATGCTATAGAGTCAGAACCTAGAAACCTAGACCAGTCTACACTAAAGTCTGCTGTTTCGTCAGGGTCTTTTTCAGGCCATTTGTAAGACATTTGTTATCCTTAGTTTAGTATGTATACTACGTTGTCTCTTCTTACAGGACTTATAGTTACTGTTCTGTTTTCTGCAGGAATGTATACAGTTCTATTACCTATAGTAGGTGCAATTATTGTTACCATTCTTTCTCTGCTAAAATTAAATGCAAAGTCTTCGAATGGAAAGAGTACGCCAACAGGGTCATCTAAATTTACAGAAGAACTTGCATTAACGTCAGGCAGTGTAAAGAAAGCCAAACCTGTTATGCTTGGTACTACTTTATCTATTACAGCAGTTACAGGCGTTGGTGTGTGTGTAGCTTTACCTTGTGCCGTTAGTGATATGCCTACACCACTGGTAGTTATACTGTTACCCATAGCGTTACCATGAGAAGTGCAGTAGTATCTCATTCCTATTCCAGGCGCTGATGTTGGTACTGCAAAGGTTACACTTGCACCAGACTGACCGGGAGTACCACTGCTTGTCACACCATCTGTGTAGCTATTGTTGCCACTCTTAAATGCTAGTGGATGTCCAGAATTAGAGGAGTGACTTAAATCAAATGTATATGTTGTTCCTCTTAAAAGCTGTATAGTTGGTGTAGTGGTTCCATTTAAAGCAAACTTATTACCCCCAGAATTTACAACCGTTACAGTAAAAGTTGTAGTGCTTTGTGCTGTGGTTACGGTATTACCCATTCCGTTACCATGTATAGTACAATAGTATCTAGCTGGTTGTGTAGCACCTAAACCTGGAACTGCGTAGGTTACTGTTGCTCCTGCCTGTCCTGCTGTTCCACTTATAGTTATTCCTGCAGTTAGAGTATTACCAGCAGAGTCTTTAAATCTAAAAGGGTGTCCACTGTTACTGCTGTCACTTACATCAAAAACGTAGGTAAGATCTTGTGTTAGTGTTAGTTCGGCAGCCTCTACACCATCTATGTAGTATTTATTACCGCTTCCACTATTAGCTACAGTTACTGTGTAGTTGTGTCCTGTTGGTTGAACATTATCAGCATAAACTGCACTAGAGATAGCAGTTTGAGATGGTAGGTTCTTATTAGCTTTACCTTGTATGCTTGGTACGTTAGGTGTAAACGTTCCTAGTAGTGAAGGGTGTGTAACGTTTGCTTTACCTGAAAGTGTCAGTGCAGCTATACTTGTGGTGCTTGATACATTAGCAGTAGTTATATTTGCTTTTCCGTCAATGTCAAGCGTAGCGTTGGTTAGTGTAGCAGAAACCCCTGTTAATGCAGGTAGATTCACACCACCAGAGAATGTTGCAGTGCCTAGTATGGCTTGTGCAGATACAGAAGCTGGTACAACACCTATGCTGTACTTAGTTAGTTCTGCTGAGAACGGTGTCTCTGATACTGCAGCAAAGCCAAACATTAGTCGGCCTCTGCTATGGTGTTACCCTCTGCCACCCATTCAAGAATAGCGGCATAGTGCCTGTTTGCTGAATCTTTTGGCACTTGTAATTCTACACCATCTATAGTTGCTTTTACTACGTTAGTGTCCTTATCCTCAAATTTTTGATGTTGTACTGAAGTGATTATCATTTAGAACTCCGCATCTGCTACAAAGGAAGTAAGTCTGGCAGAACTAGCAGAAGCAGCCGCTGCAACATAACCCTTCCAATGATACTCATTTGGATTATAGTGTGATGGCGCACCACCTTCACTAGTAGTTGTCACTGTTGGAGTAGCTCTCATAGGAACATTATACCAATGCTTATAAAACCTATGAGTTGATATATATTGTGTTGCATAATCATAAGGTAAGGAAGAACTTGTTTTACTTTCGAAGTAATAGCGTAAGCACTTATTTAAAGTAACTCCCACTGGTTCATGCTCGAACGGTGTAGCTTTGTTCCCAACTTCTAACTGAACTCCTGTTAAATAAAATTCCCTGTTTGTACTATCAAAAAAAGATGTTTGACTACTACTTACTCTATTTGCAGTAACATTAGCTGCCCAAGATGTTGAATTTAAAGTACCGCCATTGTGATTTGAACCAGCGTGTAACCAAAAATTTAGACTCACACTAAGATTATTATCATCGTCAAATGCACCCGTTGTATCTGCAGGAAATGTTATTACAACTCTTGTCCATGTCGTTGTTACAGAAAACTGTTTGGTTATTTGTCTAGAGTTATCATGATCAACTAATTCACAACCGTAAGTTGCGTTTGCATCCCCTTTTACATAAAAAGATATTGTAAATTCTTTCGCAGCAGACGTTCCTTTACCAAACCTTTGTAAGTCTTGTCCTTCAAATCTAGTAATTAATATAAGGGCTGTATCAGCAGCAGCCGAAGAAGTCGCAGTAGTACAATCAAATTTTAAAGAGTTAACAAAACCACTAGGTGCATCAGAAGATTGTGACATAGTTAATCTTCCTGCAGTATTATTGGTATATACCTTCCATCTATCTAATGTATGATATGCTCCAGCATTTGTACCCACTCCACTAGCAGAGGTGGCCCTCTGTGCTATGTTCATTGCGCCATTGATCAAAACATTGCGTCCAGAGAGACTGCCTTCTCTAGGAAGGTTGTCTGCGAGTTTTCTTGCGTTGCTCATGTGTTCCTCCTAACCTATTAAGTGCATTGTAAAACGCATATGATGAAGACCATGTACATCACCTGTGCCTTTATTAACACCAGCATTATAAGGTTCTATGTAATCATTTGCTGCC